ACAGTAGGTACAGAAAAACCAGATGTTGGAACAGCAGCATTAAAAGAGACTGCTCTTATCTCATTTACATCAAAATAAGTTATTATAGCCCTCTGTCCAATGCCAAGTATTTCAAGTCTGGAGATTGTGAAACTTGAATCTGCTAGTGTATCATTTATTAAAATAGAACGAGATTCTATATCATATACCAATACATGAAGCCCGGGCTGATTTCCGGAATCAGTACGCTTCACTAAATAAGTGAACACAACAAAAGTAGTACCATTAAATGTTACTGTACAAACATCACCATGCTCTGGCGTACTGCCAGAATTAGATATACTTGCCCAACGCTCAATGGTTGGCCTTGGAACTTTAGAAATTGGTTTCCAAAGATCCATTTCAGGAGAGTAAATCCAGATCACATCCCCAGCGCTTCCTCCGCCGGCTCCAGAACCAAAATATACATCATTTGATGTTATTATGAAAAGTTCGTCCTTGCGACTACCAATCTTGCGAGGAATACCAAGGCTACTAGAAACGGTTGCTCCAACGGAAAATATTCCCTGATCCATTAATCTATAACCATGGCGACGCGCAGCATTTCCAATTTTATCAATCTCAACATTAGTTAGATCATAAAGCGCTCCCGGAGGAGCAACCTCTGGGGCGATATTCTGAGACAACCCAGATACGAGTGGTATCTCAAGAACGGCTTTTTGAAGTCCTGTAGGCATTTACCAAAACCAAATATCGTAAATTAAATCTTGACTTCCATCAGACGTAACAATCATGTTTGCTATCTGACCATCCCAGCGTCTCATAAAAAGAGAATATGCATTATTACCAGGAAGCGCATTATTATCAACAAACCTAGCGCCAACCACAATAAAACCCCTGGGCTGCTTTCCCAATTTATGCGCAATTTGTCTCTCTTGATTTGGTGTAAACCTTTGGTTTTCAACCAGCCTACCCTTTAACCAAGTCGGTTCACCTTGACCAACGCGTAGAGTCTTTTTTCTCTCCGCATTTGCTAAATCATCAGAAAGACCGCGCTGGCGTTGCTCTGTCATAGATACGGCTCAATCAACAAATATGGATCATCCATTATAGAAAGTGAACGATCACGATCGCCGTACTGAACCATTGAGTCTGGCTCACCAGCATCAATTGGGGACATTGTCCTTTCCATTATGGACATACAGTCAGAAGCGCTAGCCATAAGAACAGAACAATCGGATTCTTCTCTATCTTTCATTGCGATAGCAATTTTCAATACCAAATATTCATCCCATGGCGCAAGCTGGTGAAGGGTTTTTTCTGCACCAAGACCAGAATTTATATTTTGCAAACTATAGATCGGAATATAATGCACCAATAGCGGATATATAATATCAGGTACAGGCCTAAGTCTTAACTTAGTATATTCCAAAACAGGGTCAAAAATCCATTCGTAATACCCAGGCTTAGCACGATAATTCACTCCAGCAATTTTCATTTGTTCATGCAAATCAATTTTACGCAAAAAGAAATCAGGATTATTGTTTTTCATATGCCTAACCCCACGCAATTTCCAAATATATGGAGTTGATAATGTTACTTCTTCAGCCCCAGCCGTTGTGTTATAAATAGTTGATGATGTAAAAAAATCCGGGTACCTTGACGCAGCCTGAACATAGAACTGCCTGAACTCGGATTCCGCGAGCTTTTGTAGCTCGGCATCGGTCCAAAAATTGGACACAACCATATCGGCCCTACTTCGGGCTCGCTCTAAAATATTCGATACATCGACCGCGGCAATGGGCAAGACGCCCTCCTAGGGAGGCTCAACCCATTTCTTCGCTGGCCTCTTCAGAATAATCAGAAGAATTACATTCATTAGCAGCGGCTTTAAAAGCCGTCGCCATTGCCTGAGAATCGCCAGATTTTACGGCTTTAAGGAAAGCCTTCATGTGCACATCAAGAGGATCCATACTCGCCCCACCTTCCGTGAGGCTAGGGCGAGTCATCGGATCGTAAGAAAAATCTTCTTTGGGCATTAGGCAGGAAGACGTTTTAGCATGATCAGGATCTGGAATGAAAGCAGATCGGCTCCAACGGGGTCCTGTACAGCCCCAGCTGCATCTGTAATCACCGCATCAACATAGTTGTTTGAATCAACCGGAGTCAAGAAGCCACGACAGAAACGAGCTTCAGTTGTAGAAGCCGGAAGGATCAAAATTCCCAGAGGAGAAATAATTCTTCCAACTTGCTGATTAAAAGTAATACGATAAATTCCCTGGCTAGGACGAGATACCGTAAATCCCTTACCAAGTACTACCGTCGGAGTAGGATTTGCAAGCAGGATCTGCCCACAGACCCACATGCTTTCAGGTAGATTTACAAAATCTACGTTATATCGAGGAAATGAGGCCGTAGGCATTTATTAATCCCTCGGATCCATGATAAAGGTAACTTCACCAATAGGAACAGAAAGACCAGTACCAGTCTTAGTAATTTCCAACGTCAAAACATCACCGGCGCCAAAGTTCAAATCAGTAGCGGTTGCCGAAAGTGTAGTTCCGGCAGCTCCAACTAGTTCCTTCATTGTCCAGGCTGCAAAATCATCAGTGCCAGGAGTATCAACCGGATACGTCAAAAGAGTTACTTGAGTACCCGGTAGTGCCACGGTGCGCTTCCTCACGATCATCGTAAAGAAGTTGGATGCGTTCGCAGCCACGGCAGCCGTAAACGTGCACTGAACACCAATTAGCCGAGACTTCTGCTTCGCATGCTGAATTACAGTCTCAACAAGCGCAGTACCAGCCGTAATAATACCAGCACCAGACTGGTTCGGCCAAACAACACGCTCACGTACGATATTCCTAACGCTCAGTTCAAATGCCGGAACGGTAATTGCCGGATCGGAACTCATAGAGAGAACCGAGAGAAGCTTATCTGTGCTTGAACAAAGAGACATTTCTTTTTCCCTTTTCCCTTAGTTCTCTATTACGTCGGAAGCTTAAAACGGATATTGTCACGTGGCGATACGCACACCTGATCTCCGTACCATCCGAAACGGATCTGCCAACCATCACGAGCCGGCTCAATGATTAGCTGCTGACCAGCACGAGCAGTGAGATTGCGAGGGGCACCATTAAGAGAATGGAACTTCCACGCTTCCTTGGTAGTACCCAACGAGTTGTTGTCCTTGAAATTCGGCTCCTGAACAAACCGAACGACGCCACCCTTGCCACCGGCAGAATTCATTTCAAGCGCAGTGAATCCAAATTCACCAAACTTTACTTGGGTACGGGTGACACGAGAACCAGCGTCAAGAGAAAGATCAGTAAACCGATTCGGCGAAAGCCAAATCGTGTCTACGGTAACCCCCTCAAGCTTCGCTCGAGCAAGTCCACGCTCAAAACACTCTGCAAGGCCATACGATGAACCATCGAAATAAATACCAGCCAAACGAGACGGATACTGGCTTCGCGTTACGTTGTTAAAAGGAGTAGCGAGAGTGGTGCGATCAGTCGGAACCCACTTCTCGGTAGAATCAATTGAATTACCGAAGTTTCCCTTTAGATAAATACGGTCGGTAGCAACAACGCCATAGGCGGCAACCGTATCACCATTCGTTGTATCAACCGTAATACGAGCAAGGCCATTACCAGCAATATCCAAATCAATATTAAGAATAACCATATAACCGATCGTGCCACCGGGACGAACGTTTGCCAAAGCAAACGGCGTAGCAGCAGAAATCAGCTTGGTTCCAATTTCCAGACCAACGGCATCGGTCTGAGAAATATCAATCGTATTATTGCCAGTAGAGATGGCGCTTACAGTACCGCAGTTACCATCGATAGACTGGAGATCAGCACCAAGGCGCTGAACAATATTCGTTAGCGCAGAATCAATCTCAATTTTCTTGAGAGAAATATATCCACCCGGATCAGTCTCGGATGCTTCAAGAGCCTCGTTATCAAACGTGATGATCTTGTAATCACGGTAACGAGAATACTGGAATTCTACGTAGTCGCCGCCGCCGGCACCTGATTGCGCATCATCAAAAGTATGCGAATCCACGGCCACCGGTAGAAAGCTGAACCGGAAAACTCGCGGTACCCTTACCGCCAAAATTTTCTTTCTTGGTAAGGTAGGCCCACCAAGGCTGATTCTCCATACCGTAGGTACGGACTTTCTTCTCCGGATAAATAATCTGGAGGGCGTTCGAGAAACGAGCAACTGTAGTAGGTTGAGCCATCGACCGAAACTCCGGGAGGCTCGACTACAGAGCCTCAGGGTTACTTGAACTGTTCCAGTGCCATTTCCATTCTCTCATCCTCCGTCATGTCGTCAGGGTGCTTTTTCTGTAGCACCGCACGACGGGCCGAGGCTGAGAGTGGAATTGGTTCTACGGACGGTCCAGGGTTCGACGGCTTTACGTCCCGACCCGGGGTCGGGTCTGGCTGGCCTGCATCCACAGAGCCGAACCAGCTAGCGGTTTTTCTCGCTTCCCCTTCTACATACAGCATCGCGTCTGATAGTGCAACTGGTTTCTTTGCCAAATGAGCATCAACCATATACTTGAGCACTGTCTGTAGAGCGAAATCACGAGGAACCTTGCTAAAATACTTATATTTTGCTCCCTCGTTCTTTAGAACCCCCTCTACCTCATCGGCTACACGCTTTTCATAGGAACGGGCCAATTCCTGTTGCTGAACTAAAGTCTGAGCTTGTTCACGGGTTTTCTTATCAGTTTCGTAAGACTCTCTTTCCTTACGACTCGTCTCTCTAATTTCGTCCAGTTCCTTCTTAAATTCAGCTCGTAGATTCTGCTCAATTATTTCTTGCGGAATAGTTCCATTATCATTTACAAATTTAATCGCCTGTTCAATTGTCCAACCAAGCTGTTCGAGTGCCTTTATCGGATTTTTCTTTGCTTCGTTAAGTCTTCCTTGGTACTCAGCAATCAGAGAATCAACTTCTTTTTGTTTTCCATTTTGGAATAAGGACTTTTCTTCTTCAAACTTACGTTTTTCTTCGTTAAACTGATCGCGGTCTTTCTTTAGACCATCCTCACGTCTGCGAAGTGCGGCAAAACCGTTAGAAAGTTCTGTCTCAGTATGCTGCGGAGCCTCTACAGTTTTCTGAGTTTCTTGTGTAGCATTTTCTGTATTTTCTGTATTTTCTGTATTTTCTTCAGAAACCGCATCCTCTGTAGTACTGTCTTGCGTTTCGTTAAAAGCACGTAGAGCAGCCTCCACCTCACCAACTTGTTCAACAGTCGGGTCAGTCGTAACTTCAGTATTTTCGTTTGGCATTTTATTGCATCAATTGAGGCGGAGGAGCTCCCGGCATAGCTCCAGCTTGAGCTGGAATTTGTGGGACTTGAGATTGTGGCTGAGGCATAGCGCCAATAGAAGGTGGAGATTTTGCAGATGCTTTATTTATCAAATAAGTAACCTGAACCATAAAATCATCAACTTTTTGCAAATTTTCTTCTGGGCAACCGTCCAACTGAGCTTCCAAATACATCAATTGAGCAGTATCCAAACATAGCGCCAAATTCAATTCGGAAGCGGGGGGAATATATTCTCCACCTTGCAACATACTTCCAATAATTTTTTCAATCAAACGTTTCGGAGATGTATGTCTCTTCAGATATGCTGCAACATCTGGCGTGGCAATTTCTTCCAACAAATCGCTCTTATTCTCAATATACCCACGTTTAGCAAGCATATCCACCATTTCAATCTGGCCAGCCGGAGTATCCCCAAGCATTGATGCAGGCATTGGATGAATTACCCAATCATCATCTTTCAAATCCAAGTCTTTTCGGCGAATCACCTCATAAGAAGATTTACCATATATAGGGACTTCATAATCAGGAATTAAGCTAGCCGCACGAACGCCTTTAGAAATGCAATCTACGTGTAGCTCTGACCATTGTTCATGCACGGTAGCAAATCTGTCTGAGTCCTGTATATCGTCATAGACGAGAAGTGAACGGCCTGATTCGAGACCGGCAGGTTTTTCACCATGTGCAGAGAGCTGAGAAATTCCAGCGATTTCGTAGGCTCTAGAATACAAACGGTCAAGATGCTGGAACATTTCTGGGTGGACTGTTGCTGGTGCATTTATTTTAGGTTCTTTCCCATTATAAAGAATAATACTACCCGGAATATCCGTAATATTACCTTTTTGAATGTTAGAAGAACGATCAGCAAAAATATAAGGATTTCCAAGCAAACCCATCGCAGTTGCGATTTTCCTAAGTAGCTTATTAATCTCAGATTGAATTCCCTTCAATTCCTCAGCGAGTCCCATTCCATACCAACCAAGATTTGACGTAGACCATCGCATTACAGAATACGGATCTCCGGCCGTCCACTCCCCTCCGGTTAATTCTATTCCACCCTCTCCAACAATCGACAATATTCCACGAGCAGGATCGTCTGGATCAATGAAAAGAGACTCCACGATTTTGACTTTATCAGAAGCATCAGATTCTTGCAAAGCATAGAAAGGGTCACCATCTCCACTAGTAAGTGTTGGTAATGCCTCAATCTCAGCTCGCATATTAGGATACCTACGAATGAGAGTGTGCTTACTAGGAAACTTAACTTCGTAATAATGAGCTGGTGTTTGAGTAACATCTGCACCTTCTGCAAAATCAACCATCAAGTTAGGGGAAAATATTCTCTCAAATAGAACTTCTTTTCTAGATTTTATAGCAAACGTCTTCATTACTCCAGTACCAGTAATAAGTAAATCAACAAATGCCTGAGCCGTCTTTTTGTGAAGCTTTCCTTTTAGCGCAAGTCCAGTCCCAAATGCCTCCAGTTTTCGTGAGCGTTCTTTAGCTCCCCAGTCAGCACCCTTGCATTGATAAATACATTTAATTTTATTACGAGTAATTCGCGAATGAACTGCATTCGCCATATTACGAACTACATTTAGGGAAAGAGGAATCCTATGCATTGTTACAGGCGTAACAGCAGAACGCCCGTAATAGCCCATCATTTCAATGTTTCGATACATACGAACATGGTCCAACGTGTTCTCACGCCAAACCGATTGTTCGTCTTCAACGTATTTGAACGCCGCGTAGGCCGCGCGCCCCCTGTCCTCGGGTTTCTTCTCTTCTTCCCAGTAAATCCCCTTGTTTTCTACTGCCTGCTGTTCTTCGAGGACAGAATTAGACATCGCTACGTCAGTTTATCACGTTGCGCTGAAAAGATCACCTTTTTCGTCTTCCAAAACCATACGTTCAAGCTCTTCTTTCAAAGCCGGAGGAGTGTTTGGGTCAGCAATCAGGGCTGCTCTTTGTTTTCCTGTAATTGTTGCTTTTACCTCTGGTTCTTTAGGATCCATTACTACAGTTAATTCCATTGGTTGATTGGCATAATTGTAACTAAACTTAAATTGTGTAACTCCCTCGGCTCGCATTCTATTTGTGAAACTAACTAACAAATCTGCATTATATTTATCAATCATTTTCGCTCCTGAATATAAACTTTACCAACTACTTCGCCACCAAGACTAATTATTATAATATAGTCTTCTGCACCAACTGGCATAACATTTTTACTATTATTCATAATCTCAAAATCACAGTTTTTTGCTACTTTGTGTTTTGCTTCATCTGCGTCAATAAACTCTTGAATAATTATTGCTTTGTGAATACTAATCATCTCTATACCACTCCTTCAGCCCTCGCTTTAAATAAGCCGGCATATCTTCGTCAATAACTTCTTCCAACATCATTTCCATTTCATAAGGATCGTCATGAATGGAAATTGTTTTCTGAACTGGTTTTTTATCTATTTCATAAGCGTCCAGATAACGGCCAATAAGAAGAGCAAGCATAGCGGCATAATCACAATGCCTTCCGTCTGGGGTTTCAATCGGTACAATATTAATTTCACCTTTTGAATACCTCTTCTTGACGTTAGCAAAATCCTTCTTGACAAGTTTATCATTTGGTAATTCAACTTCTTTTGCTTCCATGCGAGCAAGAAGAGATAAATAGTTCTTGTTCTTATTTATCTTCGTAATAGTTACTTCGGATAGTCCAAGGCCAATATCAAATGCCAAATCACGAATTGCTGGAGCCTGGTATTGATCAGATATAATTGTTTCTATTTCATAACTTTGACAGATTGGCAGGATCTCCGCGAGTATTTTTTTAGGAGACAATGGTTCCGTTTGAGATCCTTGCCATTGAGCGTTATAAACGACCCTAAATTTGCGATTGTCTGGCGACTCAGCAATACAAAAAGTCCAAGCGTTTGTCGTCGCAGCAGGATCCATGACAGCCATGTAACGCTTGCCTCTCTCAAATGGAATGACAAGTGGCTCTTTTCTAATGCATTGTTCGATAACAGCATGCGAAAAAAACTGTGCTTCTGGATCCGCGAATTGCGCAAGTACGTCTGTCTTGTATGTGTCCGGATCTTTCTCCTCAAGTTCTTTACACCTTTCAGGAGTCCAATACTCCGGATTCATCCGAAATGAATATGCCTGAACAATAATACATTTTTGCTCTACGTTTCCCTTGTTCGCCTCGTACAAATCAAAAACATATCCAGTTCGCCCTACCGGACTACCAAGATACATAATCCAGGCGCCTTTCAGAAGACGCATTCGCACAGCTTTAACTTGTGCTTCTAGATTTATTACACCCTCATCTTCGCTCGCCATACGAGGGGCTTCATCAAAAATAACAGACGCGCACCAACGACTAACGAGATTGACACCGCGTGAACTCATCGCAGAGACCTTAATCTCTACGCGGTGTCCGTTCGGATGATTTATAAGTACGGAGCTACCAGTTATTTTCTTGGCAAGCATCGCGGAAAGAAACGGACTTTCCGTAAATGCGCCAACAATGTATTTTAGAGTTTCTTCTGCGTTGTCAGTTGTCGCTGAGACAATAGATACTCGCGGAGTTTCTCCGGCTCGTAGATGGATCCCGTTTTCAGCAGTAGTTTGGACAGATAAAGCTGCCCATATACCCGCCGCCGCACAAATAAGCGTTTTGCCGCACCTAATTCCACAAAGTAACTCAATCTCGTTACAGTTTCCTGGAATTGGCCTAATGCCATGATACGTATCCTTCACATCTTCAATTGACCATAGATCATCCGGTATTTCTTTATAATCAAGAACCTTGCAAATAGAACGCTGTACCGGAGTTATTTTGTCTCCGAGACCAAAACCAAATTCATTGGTTAGAAGGTCTTCGAGGGATTCAAAAGGAAGAATAGACAAATCAATAGCTCGGTGTAATTCCCCTCGACCTCAACCTAGTTCGCCAATCAACAAATTCGTTATTCACCCAGAATCCCCATCCTGAGACTTTCGGACCCACGATGAAAAGCGTCCACGGATCGCCCTCCAGAGATGAGATCCGATGGAAAGTATCACCACGGAAAAGATTAATAGAAAAACGGGTAAGCCGTCGCTCAATAAATTGACCGGTTCGTGTAAGTCGCTGTTCAGTATATCCTCCATTTAGAATAATTGAAATGCACCATTTCCAAGGATGATTATGAACACACGGATCCATATCGTATTGCTTAAAATTATGCAAATACGCAGACCACGATACGGCCACATTATTCTGAGGAGACCACCCTCGGACAAGGTATCGAAGTAAATAAATGCCTTCTTCGTTTTCAATTACACGCTCTTGCAGTTTGCTTGCAAGCCATTTAATAAATCTTAGGAACATTTTCTTTTCTTTGGCAAATTAACCCATGCATCTTTTTGTGCACTTAACTTTGATGGCCCAAGCCCAACTGAAACAGTCATTCCAGCTTCGCGCAGAAATGCGTAAAACATTGGCTGTTTCGATTTGTCGCCAATTACAACAAACGGACGTTCGTCAAATACGATTGCCCTTGTTCTTCCTGGTTTTGCTAGCCATGCTATAAGGCTCACGTCCTGATTTTTTTTCTGTATTACTACTATCTTCTCCATTTGACACCACCTTCAATTCAACCGGAAGCGGGGGTTCAGACATCCAATGCGTAATATCCTTTAAGTTCCAAGTATGCCCACCACATTCTTCAAATAACTTTTGGCTAGCATGGAACTGGCCGTGTCTGACCGAACGAAGAGAATGCGTTCTGCTTGATGTAACAACACAAAAAATTATAGGTTCCTTGTCATTCGGTAGGCTGTTTTTCGTCGTTTTCCAATATTCCTGCATTGGTTTCTTCCTTCTTAATCGTTCCAACAATATCTTTCTCAGATATTGAAATATAATTAACACGTTCGAGCGTTATTTCGATTCCAGCACCATCCTTAAAAACAACCAAATCATCGATATGAATATTGTATTTACAATCTGGACCAATTGCAATTATCTTACCACGATCTATCTTTTTTGTGGCTGTGGCTGGAACTACAATCAATCCAACCATTTCTTCCGGAATGCCAGGTTTAATTATTACACGATCACCGAGAGGTATAATTTCCATTTTCACATCCAATAAGCAACGTTTTCCATCGGCACATAAATGCTTGAACGCGTTTTATGTGGAACCATTGGACGGTCATCGTTTCCGTCCTTCGGGACTGGCTTGGAATCATCACGAACGAGCGCCGTCATTATCAAAATCCGATGATCGAAATCTGCTTGAATTCGCAGATTCAACATTGAATTAACTTCTTGACTTGGATTGTTCGTGTGCGGATTCATTGCCGCTTGAATGAATTTAACCCGACGAACTTCTGTCAATTTATTCTCACTCATCTTGACTCAGCTCCATTCGATCATCCAATCAATCAGCTCTACTACAAGCTTTTTACTTTCATTCTCTTTATTGTTTTCCAACATTTTTATTTTTATCCCTCTGTTCCATTTCCTTAATTATGAGCGCCTTCATACGCTCAAGTTGAAGCAGCGCCGCTTCGGGATTCTTTTTCATCAAATTCAAATCCATTCCGGTTCGCTTGCTCAGCCTAGCCAAAACGCATTGGTGCGCCTTCGTAAGAAGCGTTACGAGCGAAAGCGGAAGAGGCTTTGTTTCCGAATCGTTATCCTCGTATTTGGATAATTCGGACTTGGCGAGCGAAAGCATTCGCCGCTCAAGTTCGCCTAGTTCCTCGTCGGCTTCGGAGAACATTATGAAGTCGCAATCATCCCACGTTCTTTACAAACTTCCAAACAACAATCAACGGGTTCTTCAATCCAATATTTTTCCACATCTTCCTTAGTCGCCGGCATTGTCTGTTTTATATCCTTAAACTTAGTATGAATTATAGCTTCACAAACTGGACATTTCTCAGAACCGTCTTGATTGTTGTACAACAAATCTATTCCGCCAATATCAATCGCACGAGCATAAATCATTCCCATGGCTCGCCATAATGGATCGTAATTACTTGCGGTATGGCCGTCGTCATTTTGCAACTTAGCAAGAAGCTGAGGCGTGTCCTTTGATACCAAATGCCCAAGTCCACGAGAATCAATACATTCTCTTAACATCTTCCAATGATTATCACATATTTTCATTTTAATACCCGGCAATCCTACACAACAACTTAAACGTTTCCGTGTCCACCACTACCGTTATCGGTTTATGGGTTTTTATCGTTTCGAGCAGTAAATGGATTCTCCGATTCGACTCCCGCGGGAGGACTCGGGATGGTTTCGCGATTGTCCTTTTCTTTACTGCCATTTATTAGCTCTTGCAAGAACGGGAAAGCAACTTCAACCTCAATTTTTCGTTCCAACAATACTTCATACGCTTTCAATGCACGCTGAATGCCTTCACGAATAATTGCGGATTTTCCCGTTCGCGTTCGTTTGTGAATTATATCAAGTGCTTTCCAGTCGTCATCACTAATATAAATGGAATGCACTTGCATCTTTTTGGAAGTCATCATTGGCGTGAGCACCGAGTATAACTATGGGGTGCTACGTGTCAAGAGGTTTGATCGAACGGCTTGGTCTGCAGGGGGGTCCCCCGCCGATCCGAGCCGCCGAGGCGCCGGGCGATGGCCCCGCGGATGCACCCCCACCACCCGGCCTATACGCCCGAATGCCGCGTCCGTTCCGCGGAGACACCCCAACCCATGGTCGAGCTCACCGAAGCGTCTCTCCGCCGCCTGCGCTCCGGAATGACCCGTCCCGGACTCGGCCCGGAGTGCCACTTCCCCAAGAAGACTTTGGGAAACGACGGATTCGAGGTCACATGGGACACATGGTGTCGTGTGGTGCAGCGCCCCGACCCGACAGGACTTTTTTTTTAGACGATTTCGTCCTAATACTTCCTTGTGAACTGAGGTGTCCGAGTCCGAGTCCGGGACGAGTCAGCTTCCCGTGTGGGACGGCCCGTTTCTTGCCACACAACGCCGCAACAATTGCACACCCCTATGACACGACAATTCGTCAATCATATTCAATACTTCCAAAGTCAATATGATCGTAATGTCATGTAGTCAACTGCCCCCAACTCAGAATGACGCAACGCATAATTGGTCTTCCTCAGTGAATACGCATACATAGCTAGATGACACACACTGCCCTCTAACACAATTATATTCGGCACGAGTAATGCATTAGTATAGTTTAATCATGAATACTCAAGAGCAGAAGATGCTGAATCAGATCAATAGTGAAGAGAAAACACCGGCTCAGATAAGCCGCGCTAGCAAGTTCCTCGCCTCAGTTCCCTACACGGCGCACGCGCTACGCCTCATGGCCGAAGTTGCAGAATCAGAATATGAGTGCCCGGCCCTGTACGAGGCGCTCAATAAGGCAGCGGACATGGTTGCTGCGGTGGAATCCACAATCCTGTAATCTCTCAGCCTGTGCGCCGCGCTCGTGGCGACGTACACGCAGAGAGATTACATAATAGGAGAAAACAATGTCACATATGTGGGATCGCGGTGTTTTAGACTCGTCTTCTTGGCACGGCCTAGAGGAAGTTGGCGTTTTCACTGACGCCGAAAGCATGATTGATCACGGTGAGAACTCGGGCGCGTGGCCTTGCGATCTGCAGGTTGCGCCGCTTTACGCTCACGTGAAAAACACGGACGTGCAGGTGCCGGTTCTGAACACCTCGGCACTGACCGCGTTCTACCGGGGACACCCGGCGCGTGTCGTTGGCGTCAACGGTGGCCGCTACTCGCCTCACAGCGTCGGCTCACGTAACGAGCTCATTCGTGCCGCCGTGCTCGCTGGTGCGAAGCCGACTGGCGCGTTCAGTCTCAAAGACGGCTCGGTCACGCTCGCGACGTTCCAAGTCAATGGCTCGGAAGACGGCATTGTTACGAATCTGCTAATGGTGGATTCGTACGATGGCACTCAGCAATTGCGCGTTGGGACAACCAGCATTCGAGTCGTTTGCGCAAACACACTGGCGAGCTCACTTCGTCAAGACGGCGCCGGAATGGCCGTTCTGCGTCACTCGGGCAATCTCGACGGCAAGGTGCGGGCACTCCAAGACTCAATTGGCGAGGCGCTCAAGACGGGTCAGAAGATCCGCGAATTGTACAATCGCGCAAAGCAGACGCGCATTAGCAAGGTTCAGGCAGACATTATCCTGAATAAGCTGTTTCCGCTCGCCGAAAAGGATGCTCCTCAGGTGGCGGTCACGCGCGCTGAAAATGAACAGCGCGAGGCTCTCATGGCTGCGTCCAACGTGGTCAACAATGACGGCAGCACGGTCGCTACGCTCTGGAACGCCGCTACGTATCTCGTGGACCGTGAAGTCGACGGCTCTGCGCGCAGCACGCGTTCTGGTGACTCCCTGAGCTCCCTTTTGCTCGGCCAGCGCGCCAAGCGCATTGACGAGGTTCAGTCAATTATCGAGATGGTTTTGGCAGATGGCTCAATTCAAGAGATGACGATTGCTGAGGCAGCTCAGACCGAATCTCAGAAACAAGGCTTTGAGGACTTGCTTTCGCGTCCAGTGAGTGTTATCTAATAGGTCGAAACCCCGCAAGGGGTCTGCACGTAAGGCGTGCACTGATGAGACCAAAGGACTAATTATGGCTACCTATTCTGTTCAATTGCCGTTTACTGGTTATTGTGTTGTCGAAGTTGAGGCGGACTCTGCCGAGGATGCTATTGAGGCCGCCTTTGAAAAGGCAGATGCCTCGAATCCTGAAGAGGTAGAGTTTCACAAGGCGATCGTTACCGGAAATGTCTTCCGCGGAGTTCTCAATAAGGCCTCGGCTGAATGCCTTGAGGAAGACGAGGAGGAAGGCGAGGAGGAAGACGAGGAAGTGGTGGACCCGGCCAATGAATAATCTCAATCAAGGATCCGTGCGTTCTCAGACCATCGCAATTCTCGCCTGCTTGGCTACCGCGGGAGTTCTCTCAATCAATCTTTTTGCTTATTACGTGAGCTCGGTTTCCGATCTCGTGCTGGCGAGCAAGTAAAAGACAACCCGGAGATCGATCCGGGCGCGGACCCTAACGCGTGAATAGTTGGGAGCTCGGCTTTGGAAGTAAGCTCAGGTTCGATTCCTGGCGCCGAGCGCCGCTGCAATTAGCAGCTAATTGGAGGATAACAATTATGTTGATTGATGGCATTGAGTACGTACGCAAGGATTCGATTCAATCTCTCCCGAATGGTAATCGCCATGTCGTGGTTGTCGATCGTGGGTGGATCTTCGCCGGAAACCTCACCCAGGAGAACGGCAGGATCTATCTTGACGATGCGGTATGGGTTTTCTCTTGGCAGTCGGTAGGTTTCGGCGCCGTAGTTGCCGACCCGAAAAAGGCAAAAGCAGACATTCGACCACTGAGCACCAGGGTTGATATTCCTGAGGGAGCCGAACTTTTCCGGATGCCCGTTTCCGAGAAATGGGGAAAGTGATGAATCCTATCGGCTACGGCTCCGGCGACGGCTACGGCGACGGCGACGGCTACGGCGACGGCTACGGCTCCGGCTACGGCTACGGCTACGGCTACGGCTACGGCTACGGCTACGGCTACGGCTCCGGCGACGGCTACGGCTACGGCTACGGCTACGGCTCCGGCTACGGCTCCGGCTACGGCTACGGCTACGGCTCCGGCGACGGCTACGGCGACGGCTACGGCTACGGCTACGGCTACGGCTACGGCTACGGCGACGGCACAGTTTCCGGAAAACGCCGAAAGTAAAAGAAATTGACCGGTAGCTCAGTTGGTTAGAGCACGGGTCTTATAAGCCTGAGGTCGGCGGTTCAAGTCCGCTCCGGTCAACTAAACTAATGAACATAGCCGAAACAAGAACCCGCCTCGCTCTTGAGCGCTTCCGTGACGAGCTCGAAAGTGTTTTGGCGGCTACGCCCGATACCGAGCGTCAAACGCCATGGTTCCTTTGGGCCGAGCGCGAGAAATGGCGCCTAACAGCATTGCTACAGGTGCCGCCCGGGACCCTGAAATGCGCCGGGTGTGGAAAGACATACCTAATACACGAAATTCCAACGTATGGCGAAATACCTAAACTGAATCTGTGCAATACATGTAATGAAAGGATAAAATGACCAAATTCACCGATACGGGCCAGCTGCTCAAACCCGAAGACGGCGCCCGGACCTCGCGAGGGTTTCGCACTTTCGCGCGCTTCATGGGACGAGACGGCAACGTCGTCGTGCGCGAGTCCTCCCTCGCCTTCGAGGGGGCTCACGTCCGGGTGCATGGTGAGACAAACGAATCGGTGCACCTCAGCGTCGCTGGTGTGAAAGAGCTCGTGACTGCGCTCACGGCTTTCATTACCGATGCAGAGGCTGGGAAGCTCATGGAGGAAGCGTGACCACCGCCCAACCCGCTCATCCAGGCGACGAGCTCACGCTGGCCGACATCGAGCGGCTGGAGAGGCTAGAGCGGGCTGCAACTCCTGGCCAATGGGAATGGGACAATAAGAAGGGCCCGGACGATTGGGAGCGCGAGCACGGTATGATCCTTCCGTATGTGCCTCAGTGCTCTCACCTCGGCCACACCCTGATCGCGCTCGACGACACTTACGAGAACAGCCGTGAGGACTGCGCTTTGCTCGAGGAGCTCCGGAACAACGCGAAAGCGCTCCTCCGCCTCGCCCGTCTCGGGTTGGCGGCTGAAGCGGAGGTGACGGCGACTGAGCTGGATGGCTGGGCCAGGGCTATTTACGAGGCGCAGGCCATGCGCGAGGAGACGGCATGGCGCGCGCTAGATGTCCTAGTCGGTGGTGCTTGGCGCGAGGTGGCCCGCGCCGCCCTGGAAGCGATGGGTAGGAAGGTCCCATGACTCGAATATTTATACTAATTATTCTATTCGGATGTGCTGGTCATTCGACCGATCAGGCGCCTAGCCCGACCCCAAAAGAAAAAGAATACGCGCACTCTTGCAGAGAATCAAACGGATTGTGTAAACATGATTGCTATGGGACTTGTGATGATGAGGAATCCAATAGCAAGTGCGAAGGAATTTGTAATGGAGCCTGCTGTAACTGATGTTTTCAATTCGTTTCTACAGGAAATCTCGTATCTGCCACCGCCTGAGCGACCGCGGGCAATTCGTGAGTTTCGAGATTATCTTGAACTGATTCTATTGGAGAGGATGCTTTTCCGTTTGAAGTCTCGGGATTGGCTACTTGGCTATTGTCCTCTGAAACAGGATAGGTTTTCTGATTGACGACTGCCCCAGTTCCAGAATGAGCAACCCATGCCCAGCGTCGATCGCCTCCTGTCTCTCGGATCCTGACGTAGCCATTGGCGCGTAGAATAGCTCCGATCCTTTTGCCGTCATAGCCAGTCTGGCGACCAGGATCCATATTTAGAGCGGTAGTTAATATCGTTTCTGAATAGACCGGCCTGTCCTGGCGTTTCATGAATATAAGAACCTGAGCTTCCCACGGGTCGTTATGCTGTCGTATTGATTGCTGTTCTTTAATTGCTGATTGAATTTTTAGTTCATCTGGCGTAAACCAATGTCTCTCTCCGTCGGCATAAAGGGATTTTGCTTCGGCCAGAAGCTGATTCCTTTCCTGGGAGAGAAGGTCTATTTCTATCTTGCCAACTACGACAGGCCAGAACCTTCGAGCCCCGGTCGAATCAACTATATACTCTCCTTCGTTAGTTGTCGCACCAAAGACACAGCGTCTTGGACGCTTAACGAACCCTCGCGCATAAGGTGGTCGAAATGTGTCCCACCTCTCGCTGAGATAGGCTTTTACCTTTTCAATGATAGACGAACGGACGCCGGCAAGTTCTTGGATTTCAATAATCCACGATCCGGAGAGGATATGCTGAGCGTCCTTATCATCCAAACGAGGCAAATTCCCAAGATACCAATCGCCTCCAAGGATCCTGAACACGCTAGTCTTTCCAGCCCCCTGTGGTCCTTCGAGCACAAGGGTATGGTCTACCTGCACTCCAGGTTCGTAGGCACGAGCGATGGCAGATATTAGCCACGCTTTGCCTATTCTACGAGAATACTCTTCGTCTTTTGCTCCGCAATAACGCGTAAGCCAGTTATCGACTCGCTTGACGCCATCCCAGTGTAAACGATCTAAATGTTCAAGTAATGAATTGTGTGAATTAGATAGTCCAATTGCTGATATTACGTCTTGTGTGTCTCCTTTTGCGCATTTCATGCCGCGTTCATGAAAGAACCATTGGGCTATGTAAATCCAGTCTGCTTCATTTACATTCATTCCTTCGATAATATCAGGCATGCCAACCACTGGCGGAGGTCGCTTTGCCCAGTAGAGCCTGTCCTTACTCTCGTCATGGGCAATACAATTAGTCCAATCTGGCATATTATCGATCATCAGACGTAGATTGCCAGCATTTCCGACTGGGGCTAATCCTCTATTGTCCCAAACAATTGATTCTTCCCATTTGGCGCGCGTTACTCGGCGTAATTCTTTCTCTGCTCCAGGTATCTTGTCGGATGCAATCTTCGCTGCCTCAGGCGGGAGCGCCTTGAGTACTTCGTGCATTCGCTGTAGACCCGTAAGGCCGGCGAGTCTTTCTCTACAATGCGCATGTGAGCAAAAGAACCATCCCCATTTCGATTTCCCCGTGGGTCCAAAAATAACCGTGCTTGTATCGCCTGGCTTCCCGCTCGTATGATCCGAATTCCAAGGGCAAATAACCTGCGTTCTATCTGGGCCGAGCGGACGCCCGAGCATGCCAGCAGCACCAAACGCGACCCCTAAAATTCCGTCAAGTGGCTCCCCAGCGCGTTCCGAATAGCGCGCCCCCTTGCGTGTCTGATCCGTAAGCCAAGCTGGCGGAAACTCCGGTTGCTCCGCTTGGCCATAGTCCCAAAGGTATTTCCCGCCCGATGCGTGATTGCTCGGGGGAGCGATCACATATCCACCATCCCCCTTGAGCTCGACCCCCTGTCCTAATATCCTAGATTTTTGGCGAGCATCAATAGATAAAACATCAAAGTAATAGTGGTAACCGTTTCCGCCAGTATTCGCGGATAGCGTGTTAGGGAATACGCCGTTTGCCTTTTGTAGTTCTTGGTAACTAGAATCACCATCATTACGAGGGTCAACATCCAAGACAAGCACGTTGCTACGCCCACAATCAATACCAATATTAGCATCTGGCCACTCCGTCCACCATACTTTAATTAGATCAACATCTATTGTAGAATCCTTAAATCCATTTGGTGTTCTTGGGTGTTTTCCCGGGCGACCGCACTCACGTCCGCATGAGCATTTGCCATTACGAATAGAATGAACTGGAAAAACAAACCAGGCATGCTTAGCGTAATGAATCGCGGCTTCCAGCGGGCTAGCGCTGTCTGGAAGCTCAAGTATTGCCATTTAGAGCTGAGTTGTCTTATTGGTGAAAGTCTCAGTAAAACGCTCTCTAATTAACAAACGTATCCATGCGCTTGCGGTAAGGCCAACCCTATCCGCAAGACGCTCCAACTGCTGACGTTCCAGCGGAGAGATCCGCATCTGGAAATGGTTACGGCGAAACTTCTTAGCTCCGAGGGACAAGTTTCCACTCTTCCTCTGAAATCAAATTGGGTTGTAGCATTAGATCGAATGACCGTTCTGTCACTCGATTGGTTACATTTTTATCGTGACACATCCACATATGAATTAATGGGGCAACAATTAGATATGACGGATTAATCAGATGCCAATTCTTTAACCAATTAGTATCTTCTTTTGCTGAAATTGCAGAGAATATTCGAGGAACATTTTGTGCACGAAACACCGCACCATTAAATATAATTCCCTCCGACGCGCAGTAGTCGGCGCACTTGCGAGTTTTCGGATTTACAAAATATGATCTGAAATTTCCAACCGCCTCGTATGTCGGATTCCGCTCCATTATCTCAATTGCTATCTGCAGCCGATAGCGGAAGCTCCAATCGTCATCATCAAACCAAGCGATATAACGAGGATTTTCTTTGAGTGCTTGATTCAATAATCGAGTACGCTTATTACCAAGCGTCTCTATCGGATCATCGTTTATAAAAAGAGTCTTGTCTTTGAACGTTTGCTTATCAAATTGGTATTGCAACCACGGTCGCCATTCCGGGCGATTGGTTGCACAGAGGCATGCTACTAGAGACATGATTTCTCATTAGTCGGGAAGTCATCTTCCGGAAGAATAGAAGACAAGTCAATATCTTTCTGAGTTGTACATTCTTCACAAAGCTCGTATGAAAATCCTCCGCAAACATTAGTTTGACATTCCGGACAGACATGCAACAAATCATCCATTTTGCTTTTCCTTTATTGTTGCAGAAATACTAAGCAACCCATTCTCACGAGTCAGAAGAATCATCTTAAACTTAGAGAATACGGACCATAGCCACATTCCAAATCCAAGCAAAACGAAACATAGAACGATGAATGAGGCCGCGAAGCCGAGCGCGGCTGAGGCTTGGTCAATCATGTGAATATAAGAACAGGAATTTTTCCGCCTGTTTCCTTAAAGAAGAAATCCATTAGTTTAGAGGATGAATTAGAACAATGACAAAAACAATATTCCTTACTATTATATTCAAGAATATATCTAAGCCCATCTGACATTGCATACCTTCTATTTATTCTAGCCACGATTCAATTCCCTTACTATATCCTCACAGCTTGTA